GGCATATTTTAAAAGAAATGGTGCAACTCTATATAGCGATAAAAATGCTCAAGAATGGTTTGCAGAAAACTTTAGTCTTTATCATATGGATAGAAGAGACTTAGTAGACCCAGAATGGATTAAATTTTTTAAGGAGAATGTAGATGTCAAAGGAATTTGAAGAGGCTTTTAAATTAAGCATGAAAGATATTCTTACAGTAAAAGATTACCTAAGAATAAAAGAATTATCAAGAGAGGTTTTGCCTGATGAAGAGAGAGATATGGCTATGCTTTTAGAGGGTTTATTTCTTCAAATACCTGATCTTGTAGAGAGAGAGGGTAATGATAATTTTCTTGAACAAGAAGATAAATAATATAAATCTTAAGCAAAAAGGAGACTAATTATGGCTGACGAGCAAAAAACGGAACAGGAACAACAACCTGTTGAAAATAAAGTTGAAGAAGTAGTAGAAGAAAAAGAACCAATGGTGTCTCAATCAGAGGTAGATAAAATAATAGATAAAAGACTAGCAAGAGAAAGACAAAAATATGAGAAGATGTATTCAGGTATTGACCCTGAACAAGCTAGAAAACTATTAGAAGAAAAAGAAAACAAAGAAATAGAAGATAAAAAAGCTAGAGGCGAGTTTGAAAAAATATTAAAAGAACAAGCTGAAAAATCTAACAAAGAAATATCTGGTTTAAGATCTGAAATTGAAAAAGTAAAAGTTGATGGTGCATTGTTAAATGCGGCTTCAAAAAACTCTGCTATCAATCCTGAACAAGTAAAAGATTTGTTAAAATCAAATGTAAAATTAAATGAAGATGGAAAAGTAGAAATACTTGCAGAAAATAATTCGCCAATATATAACAAGGACGGAGACCTTAAAAGTATTGACGAATATGTAAAGGACTTCATTACGGAAAACCCTCACTTCCAAACAGCAACCCCATCAGGGTCAGGAAGCAAGGCAAATCTGGGTAAGGTTGACGCAAAGCCATTTAATCTTGCGGATTTAGATATGACAAAGCCTGAAGATAGAAAGCAATATGCTGAATATAAAAAGGCAAGAGATAAGAATATTGTCATTGATTTAACACGAAGCTAATAGGAGATTATTATGGCTAACGAAACGACAAGTAGCACGGTATCGGAACTATATACCGAAATCGTAGCTGAAGCATTGTTTGTTGCTCAAGAGCAATCAATCATGCGTGGTCTAGTGCGTAATTATACAATCGCTGGTGGTGGTAAATCTGTAGAAGTACCGATTTATTCAGCAGTAAGTGCGGCGGCTGTAAGTGAAGCAACAGACTTAAGTAACACGGCAGTAAACCCAAGTTCAGTAACAATAACTGCTACTGAAAAAGGTGTAATGACTACACTAACGGATTTAGCAAGAAATTCAGCACCAAGAAATGTTGCTGGAGATATTGGTAGATTATTTGGAGAAGCAATCGCTAAAAAAATGGATCAAGATTTAATTGCTCTATTTGATGGTTTTTCAACAAGCATTGGTGGAGGCGGAACTGAATTAACTATTGATAACATTTTCAAAGCAGTAGCAACATTAAGACAAGCTAATGTTCCTATGCCTTATTATGGAGTATTCAACCCTAAGGTAATTTACAATGTTAAAAAATCTTTAACAAATACATTTGTAAATCCTAATGCTGGAGACTTACAGAACGAGGCTATGAGAACAGGCTTTATTGGAACTATTGCTGGGGTTCAAATCTTTGAGTCCTCAAATGTTGATGGAACAACTGATACAGATAACTGTAAAGGTGGAATTTTCTCTCAAGATGCTTTAGCTCTAGCTATGATGCAAGACCTAAAGATTGAAAGCCAAAGAGATGCTTCTTTGAGAGCAGACGAAATTGTGGCAACAGCAGTATATGGAGTTGGAGAAATCCATGACTCTTATGGTGTTGAAATGCTCAACGAGTCAGTAATTAACTAATCTTTATAAACTAGGGGTGGTAATCCACCCCTTTTTAAAATATGGTGGTCTTATGAGTATGATAAAATTAAAAAAAGGCGATAAAATCATTGAAAGAACAAAAGATGATTATGAAAAAAATAAAGATACATGGACTCATAGAGGTTATAGTCCTGTAGAAGAAAAGAGTTTCTTAGATAAAATTAAAAAGAAAGCACCAAAGAAAAAGAAGTCTAAATAATGGCAACTTCAGTATTTAGTGTAGCATTATCTCATGTTCAGGAATATCAGCCTGATATAGCTGGTTTTGGTATTGCTAGTTTTGATACACAATTACAACACGCAGAAGATGATGTTATTAGACAAGTAAGAGAAGAATGGTGGGAACGATACAGACACACAGTAAGATACAAAGATATAACTAAGGTTACTTCCTTAGAATTAGTAAATAGTAAACTTACAGCAACACAATGGAGAAGATCAGTTTGTTATAAGGCTTTAGCTGATTATATTTTTCCTATGCTATCTAAATTTAGAGACCCAGATACAGGCGAGGGTAAAGATAGTTTTCAAGTTCAAATGGATTATTACAAGAATAAATATAACGAGGAGTTTCAAGCAGTATTAAGAGATGGTGTTGAATATGATGAGGATAGTAGTGGAACTGTCCAAGCTAGTGAAAAAGAACCAATACATACTCTTAGACTTGTTAGATAATGGTAGCAGATATAAAGATTACTGCTAATACAATAGATATTGTCAAATATTTAGAAAGAACTAAGCAAAAAATTCCAAATCAAATACAAATGGCTTTAGCAAAAGCCTCACAGTTTGGTATCATGCGTATAACTGATAAGACACAAAAAGGTCAGTTGCCTGATGGCGGCAGATTAAGACCTTATAAAAAATCAACAAAGAAATCTAGGAGTAAAAGAGGCAGACAAGTAGGTTTTGTAGATTTAACTGACTCAGGTAGAATGTTTAGATCATTGACTAGTAAAATAACTAAATCAAAAGGTTCTTTATTTTTTAGGAGACAAGAAGAAAACAAAAAGGCTTTCTTCCACGATACAGGAACAAGATTTATGGACTCAAGACCTTTTTTTGCTATTGGACGAAGAGATGAAGATAAGATAAGAGATATATTCTTTAAGGCAATTAAAATATGAGTAAAAGAGAGAATATAGCTGGAGATATTATTACTAAGCTAGATGCAGTATCTAGTCCTATTGAGTTTAAACTAATAAAAAGAGAACCATTTGAACCTGAAGAGTTATCTCAGGCTCAGTTTCCAGCCGCATATATTCAAACAGGGGACGAAACTAGAGAATTTTTTTCTATTGGAGATGTAGGTTCAGGGAAAAGACAAGGAACAATAGATTTTCTTATAGTAGGTTTTGTTAAGGGAACTACTGCTAATATTGATACTTTACGCAATCAACTCATAGAAGTAGTAGAGGAAACCTTAGATAATGATATTACTAGAAATGGTAATGCTCTTAGCACCCAAATTGTAGAGGCTAGTTCTGATGAGGGTGTATTATTTCCTTATGGTGGAGTAAGAATTGTAGTAAGATGTTTATATGAATTTGTTAGGGGGACTTCATAATGGCTAAAAGAATAAAAATATACTTTCCTGATGGAGAGAACCAAGTAGAGATATTTGAAGATCAATTAGATAAATTTCTTGCAAAAGGTTTTAAGAAAGATAAAAAAGAAGATAGACCTCTTCCGAAAAATGATTTAGAAGAAGAGGAAACAAACATAATAGAGGAGTAAAATTATGGCAACGCATACAGGATTAAATGGTGTTGTTAAACTTGGGTCTAATACAGTTGGAGAAGTAACTTCATTTACTTTAAGCCAAACTCAAGACACAGTTGAAGATACATCATTAACTGACTCAATGAAAAGTTATAAAGCATTAAGAGGAGACGCAACTGCAACGGTTGAATGTCATTTTGACGAAACTGATACAGCACAAGAAGCCGCTAACTTAGGAACAAGTGCTACACTAGAACTATACCCAGAGGGTGCAGATAGTGGAGACAAATATTTCACAGGAACAGCTATTGTTACAGGTGGAGATGTTGGTGTTACTATGGACGGAATTATTAGCAGAACTCTTACTTTTCAATTTTCTGGTGGGGTTTCTGAGGCTACAGTATAATAATTTGTGGTAGACAAAGTAGATTTTTTTGAGGGAGTCAAATCTCATTTTGAGTCTCTTGAAGTAAAAATAATAGAAGTTCCTGAATGGGGATTAGAGGGCGAAAAAGCTATTTATGTTAAGCCTTTTACCATGAATGAAAAAGCACGATTATTTAAAGGTGCGAATGACTCTGACTTAAATGTTTTGGTTGATATTATTATTGCAAAAGCTGAAACAAAAGATGGCGATAAAATGTTTGATATAAGTCATAAGCCAAAATTTAAATTAAAGGCTGATACTGATGTTATTTCAAGAGTTGCATCAGAAATAATATCTCAAGACTCAATTTCTGACTTTAAAAAAAAGTAAATTCTGACCCTGAACTTTACAATGTTTTAGCCTTAGGAGAAAGGCTACATATGTCAGTAAGAGACATATTGCAAATGCCCGTTCAAGAGTTTAATATGTGGTTGGCTTATTTTCAAATTCAACAAGAAAAGGCTGAACAACAACAAAGGTTGAACAAAAGATAATGGCAACTAAAAAAGTAAATATTGACATTATAGCTAGAGATAAATCTCAAAGAGCATTAAAATCAGTAAGGGGTAGCTTAGATAGATTAAAATCATCAGTATTCAATGTTCGTAATGCCTTAGCTGGACTTGGTGCTGGTTTAGTTATTCGTAATTTAGTTAATACAGGTAAAGAAATTGAATCACTAAAAGTCAGACTAAAATTTTTATTTGGGAGTGCAGAAGAGGGTGCAAAAGCATTTGATAAAATGGCAAAATTTGCTAGTAAAGTTCCTTTTAGTTTACAGGAAATACAAGCTGGTTCTGGTAATTTGGCAGTTGTAGCAAAAGATGCTGAAGAATTATCTAGTTTATTAGAAATAACAGGAAATGTTGCGGCGGCAACAGGACTAGATTTTAGAACCACCGCAGAGCAAATACAGCGATCTTTTAGTGCTGGTATTGGTGCGGCTGATTTATTTAGAGATAGAGGTGTTAGAGCTATGCTTGGTTTTAAAGCTGGTGCAACAGTATCAATAAATGAAACTATAAAAAGATTTGAAGAAGTATTTGGTGCTGGTGGCGAATTTGGTGGAACTACTGATGCTTTAGCACAAACACTTGAGGGAACTCTCTCAATGATTGGCGATAAAGTATTTAATTTTAAGAAAACATTATTAGATGCTGGTTTTTTTGCAGAATTAAAAAGGCAATTTGGCGATTTAGATAAATTTTTAGAAAAAAATTCTGAAACATTAGATAAGGTTGCAATACAAATAGGAGAAAATTTAGCAAAAGCAGTAATAGCAACAGCAGAAGCATTTAAAACTATGGCTAATAATATGGAAACAGTAAAAATAGTTGTGGCGGCACTATTATTAGCAATAGCACCAATACCTACATCTATAGGATTAATAACTTTATCTTTAATGAAATTAAGAGATGAAACTTTTAGAATTAGAAGAGAAATGTTTGATGTAAGAGAGTCCTTTGATGGTTTGTCTTTAGAACAACTTGAGCAAGAATTCATAAACATTACAAAAAGAATAAATGACTTAAATAATCTTACTGTATTACAAAAAAAATCTATGGGTGCGGCTTTTTCTAAAGAATTATTTACACTTCAAGAAGCTTTAGATGATGTAAATAAAAGGATTGAACTTTTTAAACAATTAATTGTAGAAATACCTACTGATAGTGCTGATGGAGAAGAACAAAATACAAATAATATAAAATCTGAATTAGATAAACAACTTAAAGCATATAAACTTTATGGACATTTGAGAAGTGTTCAAGCACATAGACAAGCGGCTAAACAAGCTGAAATAAATAAAATGGGTTTAGAACAAATTACAACCAATACAAGAGACTCTTTAGCGGCTGTTAGTGGTTTAAACAGAACAGCTTTTGAAGCAAATAAAAGATTACAAATTGCTGAAGCAACTATAAATGCTTTTAAAGGTGCAAGTACCGCATTTTCTGTTCATGCTGGTAATCCTTTTATGGCTTCAGCAGTAGCCGCTTCACATTTAGTTAAAGGAATGGCTTTAGTTGCACAAATAAAATCAACTAGCTTTAGAGAAAAAGGTGGCCCTGTATCTCAAGGTAAACCATTTATTGTAGGGGAAAGAGGCCCTGAAATGTTTGTTCCAAATCAATCAGGAAATATAATATCAAATAACAAAATGGGTGGAAGTCCTGTTGCTGTAACATTTAATATTAATACAGTTGACGCAAGAGGATTTAATGAATTATTAACAAACAGTAGAGGTGTTATAGTAGGTATGATTAATAGTGCTGTTAATGAAACAGGGAGAAAAGCAATAGTATGAGTGGTGCATTACCTGATGTTGATTTTAAGGCTGTTAATTTTCAAAGTGAACAAAGAACTTTGCGTAGTACAACCGATAGTGGCAAAACTTTTCGTAGGCAAATTGATGGTCAAAGATGGACTTTTACTCTTAGCTATCCATTAAAAACAAGAACGGAGTTTGCACCTATACAGGCTTTCATAATAAAACAACGATCAGGTAAAGAAGATTTTACAATTACATTTCCAAGTTATTTTAATGCTCAGGGTTCAGAAACAGGAACAGTAAGAGTAAATGGTTCACATACTGCGGGAGATACAACAATAACTGTTGATGGTCATGCTGGAGATACTGCTGGTTCTTTCAAAGCTGGGGACTTAATAAAATTTAATCATAGCAAAGTATATATGATTGTTTCTGATGTAACCCCAAGTTCTAACGCATCAACACTAACTATAGAACCACCTCTTAGAGATGCTTTAGCTGATGATGAACAAGTAAATTATGATAGCATTACTTTTACAGTTCATCTCAATTCTGATGTGCAAGAGTTTCCAACGAACACAATAGATAAAGATAATAATATTTTAATTAATTATGAGTTTGATGTTATTGAGAGTTTGTAATGGCAAG